CGACAGTACGAACGACATACCGAACGTACGATAGACAGACCGACAGATGGAACTTAATGTATTACCGGTCCCTGGTCCCTGTCCACTAAGACAATTGTTCGAGAACCTTTTCGGCGAACTCGGTGTTAGACGGAGGAGGTGCTTCTTTGTACCACGCTAAGAAACAGTTTAATAACGACTGGATCTTCGTCGCTGTAGTACCGGCATCTACCTTATGTAGTTCCGTCATAATGAGTTCGAGGTAAACGGTCTTAGGCATACGGGAGTATATCGCCTGCATACGTTTAGACCGTTCCTCGATTATGCGCGTAATTTCCGGGGACTCAAGGAAGTCCAAAGCTTCGTCAGTGGTGCAGTCTAAATGCTCTGCCAACGCAGCAACAGACCATGCCCGTAGAAATACGTCTAATGCCCTAGCTGTTTCCGCTGTTGTCATTTTGATTCCCCGGGCCATTGTTAGGTAATGGCTCATTAGGCTGGTTAGGTTGAGCGCCTTCGTCAGAGTCTATCTCTTCTATGGTCTCTAAAGCCTCTCGTTCTGTTACATGATCCAGACGTTGGATAGCCTGTACACGAGAGGTAGTACCAGATTGGAGACGCGTAGCTTCGGCAGTAGAGGCATCGATCAAACCATCAAGGAAAGGCTCGTTCCAAGTGATAGTCGGATTTGCTCGCGGGATTAAGATGTTGAGGATTCGTCGAATAGCCTTCTCATGCATACGTCGCAGATTTCCGAGCCTGAGGAACGATGTGTACAATAGCTTCCGTAAAGCTGCTCCAGACTCAACTGAGTTACCGTCTCCTTGGATACCGAAGGCTGCTGCGGAGGTATCTGAGAGGGTGTGGAAGAGATTGAGGCAGTGTTGGATTTGGGTGAAGTTTGCTTCGAGGTTTGCGTCCCAGGTAAGGTAGCCTGGTTCTTTGTCGTCCTCGTCGAGCGGGAAGTATTGTCCATCGATATTCACCATTGCGTTGCCGTTAGCATCGTGAGTGATAGCTGAGCGTGGACCATACATGTGTGGATTTGTATGGCGTTTGAGGACAGACGAGTTACCTGAGATTCGTTCGTCGATTTCTGCGACTAAGGGGATGAGGTCAGGGTAATCTGACTCGCCATAGTGGTCATTATCGTAGCCATTGACTACGGTAGCGATTGCACGCTCACTTACAATACCACCTTGTTCAGTTTCACCTTGTTGCTCCTCTACACGACCACCACCAATTTTGAAGGTCTGGATAGTGGACGGTTCACCTACGATTAGACGTGTAACACGCAGACGATCTGGCATTGGAGCACGAGGAGTGGTAGAGTACGGTACAGCTATGATGTCTCCGACAACATTATCACGATCGCTGCTATCGACCACAGGAAACCAGTGGGCTGGTTTGACACTCCGTACAATATCGTCATCGCCAGTATTGGCAACATAAAAAACACCAGTACCAAACCGTGAGGCATCAATCGAAACTTTGTTTCCTGCTTCGTAGATGGATCGCGTAACAAGCCCAACGCGGTTAGTATCTTGGATAGCGGTATCGATAATCGGAGGATGCGCATAGAGAAGACTCCCCCAGAAACGGCTAAGTTTCCGGAACATGTTGTGACGAATGTGCGGTACCTTACGGATCGCATCGTCGATGGATGAAAAGCCACGTTCGCGTTGTAAGGACGCAATCGTAGCCGGATAGATGATACGCCAAGCTTGAATCGAGCCATTATAGATGTTCTCGTATTCTTCAAACTTGGTATGTCGGTCGACGCTCCCATCAGGAGGATATTGAGCGCCAAACTTGAAGTAGTTGGGATCAGTCAACATTTTAGTAACCCTCAGCTTTAGTGATCGGTCTGGTGAAGTTAGTTAACCATTTGTAATACCGGTAGCAATAATAGCGTAAAGCGTCTACGCCATGGTGCTTATCGGTCTTTACAGGTTTATCTTCCCCCTCTGCAGCCTTCTCTCCGTCCCTCATATATGTCTCGAGTTCGCTGATAAGGATTTTACATTTCTTACTGATAGTTACATACTTACCAGCAAGTGCGACATTGGCTACACGAATACCATCGAGGATATCGTTATTAGCCTTGTAGACGGTGTAACCATTTTGTTGTAACACCCTCTTAAAAGAAGCGGCAGAAGGGTCAGGCAAAACGGTTACTTGGTGTTTTGCGAGTCGGTGCTTTGCAAGGAACTTTGTGAGGTCTGCAGTAATTTCTTCATCCGTTTTCTGATCCGATGTAAGCACATTTTCACCATTACCAGCAGTAGCAGTATGGTAATACTCGTCGACAACGGTACTTCTATCACCATTCTTACCAATGAGTAGCATAGCGATAGTCCCAGAAGTGCTATAATCAATAGCCACAGTCCACCTCTTGAACTTGTCAACTCTTTGTTGAGTCGTGTAATTAGGGTAGCATAAGCCCGAGCGACTGACCCACTCACCGTTGATAAGACGTTCATAATCTGCACCTGTTAGGGTTTGTTTAAGCATCCCTTTGTACTCATCTGACAAAGAGGGATTATCTTCAAGACCGAACTTGATATGCGTACCATTGAGGTCGTCGATACGATCAATGTAATCGGTCTTAATATAATGACCTGGATTGGTTGGGTTGCAAGATGCAATGATCTTTGCACCTGGAACACTGAGTCGCGAGATTGCCATAGCAAGGAACTCTTGGTCCATAAGTACAATCTCATCTGCGTACATTCCAGCAGCAGTCATACCTCGGACCTTATCTACAGCATCCTTATCTGAGGACCCGAAGAGATGGTATTCATGTTTGCCCGATATTACATAAGAACCACCATGAACAAATTGCCAAGAAATTCCCAAGAGATCAGCGAGTCCTTGCATATCAGGAAATACGTTACGTTTAATGCTACCAATACTATGGCCAGCCATAATAAACTGTTGCGGGGTTTTGAAATAGCCATGGGACCAGAGTAACCAACCTAAGTGCATTGAAAAGGACTTACCGGAGCGTACAGCCCCAGCAAGAAAGAGGAACTTCTGTGCTGTAGCAAGCCATCGAATAGCTTCGACTTGCTTAGGCGACATTCGGAACTTAGGGATATCGATGTTCATTATTCAACTAACTTCCTCCAGTTTTGTTCAGGACTGCCCCTGAGAAGTGTAGGAGGTACTTTGTCAGCATAGGGAGCTGTATTATAAGATGTCGTGTTCACAATCATCGGAGCAAATTTGTAGGCCTTTCGAATGACCAAACCTAAGGCACCGGGACCTTCAAAAGAAGAACTGTCTTGGGTAATGTTATATCGTATGTTCCAACTTTTTCGAAAGTAGCCTGTCTTAACTCTTGACCTAACAAAGAGAAGAGTAGCGAGTGCCCGCAAAGCAATATAGTACGTAGGCAATGCTGTGCGTACCAAGATGCATCGGGCATTCCAAGCACGGGCTGCATTGGCAGCTGCGCGACATGTCTGATTGCCAGTCCTGCATTGTACCGTGGGTGAAAAGGGGTAATATAGTCTGACAAATTTAACTATGTCTTTTGTCACTTGTCTGTCAAACCTACGTAACCTTGCACTTCCTCGAATCCTTGCGCTATTCAATCTTCTGGTGACAGTTGCGATATAAGTCAAGATTCGTTGACCTTGAATCTCTTCTGCGGCCTCAAGATTGTCATATGCTTCAATGTTTCTTGGCGGAGTAGGAGAGAATCTCCCTACATTAGGGTTATAAGTGTATGTGCGACCAAGAGGTCTCCGTGCCCTTCGAACAGCGCGAAGTGCAAAGGGAGTGATTCTTTTTGTAACGTTGATTATAGCCATTAGAACTCTGTGTCTGCATTGATGCGCCACTGGTCTTCACCAGTTTGTTCAACGTTGAGGTTGCGATAAACGGTACCCCCATATGCAAATATAAAGGGAGGGTTCATCTGTTCAGGTTTGACATTACGGATTTCAATGGTGTTTGAGAACAAGTCAGGTACTGGAGTGTTGATGGCGCTAAGTCTACTAAAGTCCTGATATTCTTTTGCAATGAGTTTGGCCTGAAAAGTAGATGAGGCTAAGGTATTATTGAATGTCATGTCAGGTTGAATTACCCCGTCACTGTCAGTTCTACCAGGAGAAGTAATACGGTAGATGTCATGTATACGGTCAGTGAACAAAAACAAATCTGCTTCTGGAACATCATCAGGTAACCCAGGCGTTACTGATAAAGCCAAACATTCAAAGGTTGCTGTGCCATCTTCATTGGCAGAAGAACGCGCTAGACCGACACCACTTGAGATTGTCCCTTCTAAGGTAATGAATGTGGTTTCTTCAAGCGTTACTTGGAAACGTCTTACGTCCCTGATAATGAAAACGCCTCGAGGTAAGTGCGCTGTAGTATCAAACACGTCACCAACAGAAGGCCAGATGGGTGGGTGTGCTTTAGCATTTCGGTTCCTCCACTCAGCAAAGTTAAAGGCACTGTAACCTAAGTTGTGGGTGAAGAAAGTTTGCCATTCGTCAAGCAACCATCGAAATGGAATATACGAACCTGGTGCTTGATTGTTACCAGAGCGATCACTGCTGGTGTCAACTTTGATACCAAGAACAATCTCATTGTTTTGCTTATTACAGCCAATACTGAAGACCGAACTTGAAGCAATGGTGTAGGTCAATATCTCAGGACCCTTAATTTGAGCCCTATCGCCACCTTCGTTGTAAGTAAAGGGTTCTACGGTAACCCATCTGTTAAATGGTAACATTGTCTTAAGTCAGTTTGTATAAACCGTGAATGCCAATACCAACATTAGAAGTATCTCGACTGAGTCTTCTTATGATGAATCGATTACCTTCTGTGTTAAATCCTGCAGCAATGGCCCTATAGCGCGAAGTATCGTTATAACCATAAGGAATATTGGTACTTATCATGCCATCAAGTCGAACCCTAAAAGTTTCAGTAAATGTACCTCCAGTGGCATTAGTAACAGAAGATGTTCCATACTCAAACAGTACAACAGAACCCTCAGTAAGAGTTTCACTTAACAAGAAAGATGCTCCTTGTGTTGACGTTAAAAAGTAATTGCGGCCGCCTTGATTTCCTAAAAGGTTTGCACTTACAGTAAGACCGCCACCAGTGCCACCAATAGGATATAAGGCACCGCCTGTAGGAGAATGGGGAGCGGAATAACCTGCACCACGAGTGAACTGAACTTCGTCGGGGTTGAAGTTGATGTCATCGTTACCAGTAATGGTAGCGCTAAGATCAATCTCAACCGTATCATCAGCAAATAACCACCCAGCAGTACCAAGCTGTTGTGCTTGTGCTGCATTCATTACGAAGCGATATGTCTGTGCAGACACGCCCCCGAACACTGCAGCTTGTAGACTAAGTCTGGCAAAATTAGCATCAAGATCAGCAATTGACGCATCTGAACTATTGATACGATTGCCGATCGCCAATGCAACAGCACTAAGAGTAGTTAGTTGAGGAGAAAGGCCGATTTGAATGTAAGGACGATTGTTAGCACCACTTCCAGAGTTGTAGAACGAGATATAGTTAAAGTAGTTGTTAGGGTTAATTTTGTCTACATCGGTAACATTGTCGAACAACTCAAGGCGTGATCGAACGTTTGCAGTCCAATAGAAACCTTCACCATTTGCCATAGGCAACAAATGGATGCGCATACGGTTACGACCATTGACTGCACCTTTTGTCCCTGCTCCGCCAGGAATTGAAGCGCCTGCAATCTTTACCACAGGAGCATTTGAACCACTACGAATTGAAACTAATTGCCCAGGACGATCTAATACACCATCACTGAGGGCAGCTGAATCCGTAGGATAAACAGGAATGACAGCGTGGTCAGCGAGTATAAGTTCGCCCTTAAGAACACGCTCGTCCCGATTTTGTTTGGCAAGGTTCTGTTCAAGATGTTCTTGAGATAACAACCCTTCCCAAAGATATTCGGGTAAGAAATTCAAGGCCTCACTTTTAGTTGAATTAGTAAAGGCATTTAATACCAAAGTATTGCTACCTGAAGTATCTTGCAGTTCGGCCAAGCGTCGAATGATTTCATCACCTGATTGGTCAATTTCAGTATTGTCAACTGCCCACTGCCTATAAGTACGATCGCCAGTAGTAAAGTTACCAGAGGTAGTACCTCGATTAAATCGAATGCCACGAGTAGGATCGACACTGAACTCACCTGAATCAAGATCAAAGTACAATTCAGTTCGATTACCGGTTAAAGCAGTATTCAAACCCAAATTAAGATAACGGGGCGAGTCTGTTGACCAAGCAATTGAACCAATCAAAAGAGGATTTTCAATAAACCCAAATCTACCAGCAGGGTTAATTGAAGCACCAAAGATATTACCAGTCGCTACAGGATCACGTACAATAGTTACAGTGGTACGATTTCGAACTGCAGGGTTAGGAACTGATCGATAAAAGTCTGGAGGCAGATGGAAGTTGGTATCGAATTGGGTTAACCAATAAGTTGCACCAGCACTCGCTACAGGTAATAAATCTACTTGCGTAAAAGCAACGTCTGCTGGAGTACCATCAGCCCCTGCAGGGCCTTGAGGACCTCTTTCACCTGCGGGGCCTTGAATACCTTGAGCACCATCAGCCCCAGCCTGACCTCTTTCACCTTGATCGCCTTTATCACCTTTATCGCCTTTCGCACCAGCGGGCCCAGCAGGACCAGAAGGACCTTGAGGACCTTGTACAGTAGGTTGATGCCAACGTTGATATGCAAGTAAGTTTGCATCATCAGCACCTTCTTGAAGACCGAAGTTTGCATCATTGGCAACAGGTTGAGTTGTCGTGTAGCGCAAGAATACATCATAAGTACGACCTTGGCGTACAGTTAATGGTGTATTCGTAATAGGCAGATCAAAGACAGTTCTGCTTGTAGTTGCTGCTACATTATGCTGCGCAATAACAACGCTTCTTAAAACCGTATTTTGAGCGTTATATTCGCGATGAATCAACTCCAATTGACCTACAGGTGTTTTGTTTAGGAAGACATGAACCTTACCTGAAACGCGAACATCTGTGTCAGCATTTGAATGCAAGTTAGTAAAACCAATTCGCCCAGTAGAAAGGTTTATACCCATTTCCGCTTCATCTTGAACAGCAGTAGCGTTAAAAGGTACAATAATTTCTTGGTCTGCACCAGTTACACCATCAGGCAGTTCACGAGTTCGACCGCCGTCTACCTGCTGTAAGATAGAAAATGCTTCTGCCCAAGTATCAGTAGGATCACCTACATCTCGCCCATCAGCACCCGGAGGACCTTGAGCACCTCGAGCACCGCCTTGAGGATAAGTAACAATAAACCCAGCGGAGACAGTGAATGTGGTATTATTCACCCAAGGTAAGATACGCAGTTCAATAATATATGTCTCATTGTCTGCGGTATCATCCCACCAGATTGTTTCCTGAACTCTTATATCTCCTTCAAGAGTGGCATTCCAAGGACGTTGATATTCTCGACCAGCACGGAATTGATCACCAGCATTTGGACCAGTACGTTCTGGTGTGCGTCGAACACGTACATCAAACATCGCACGGGTAGTAGAAACACCTCCGGCAGTAGCTGCAGACCCTACAATATGAAGGTCAAGTACGGTAGGACCGCTTAAATTTGTAACTCGACCAACTTCAGTCCAGTTACCCCAAGCCCCCGCAACTGCACCAACAATAGTAGTTGAAGGTGTAAGGACAGAAGTAGTTGCAGTTATTGAAGCAGCAGGTGCACCATCCTCGCCCTTGTCACCTTTGTCACCTTTCATACCAGCCAAGCCTTGGTGACCCATAGGACCTCGTTCACCTGTATCTCCTTTATCACCCTTGTCACCCTTGTCACCTTTGGGGCCAGGTACCATACTTGCTGCACCTCTTGGACCAGTGAGACCTTGCTCACCTCTTTGGCCTCGTTCACCTCGAGCACCTGGCGTACCTTGTTCACCGCGTGCACCTTGAACACCTTGAGGGCCTTGGTCTCCCTTAGGACCTTGCTCACCTGTATCCCCCTTATCACCTTTGGGGCCAGAAGGACCTTGAAGACCTTGAGGACCCCGAGAACCTGTATCACCTTTAGGGCCTGCTGCACCAGGAGCACCAGCAGCAGCACCATTAGCACCGTTCATTTTCATAGTGCCATCACCAGACTTCTTCGCCGTCTGGACTCCGAACGTAGCTAAAACGCCAGTAAACACACTGGCTATGAAGGTCGGATCGATCTTCTGCTGTGGCAATCCAGGGATGGTCACATAGTTAAGAGTAAGAATACCACCAGACCAAACTAGAATACCTAGTCTTACTAAGGTGCTGATGACTGCCATCTGTTCGTCAGCATCCTCAACTTTATCTTTCAGTCTGCCAAGAGGACCTTTCTTTTTAGGTTCTTCCTTCTTTACTTCTTCGGGCATGAGTCACCGGCAAAGGCAACTCTATTTAGCAATAGCGTTTTTCAAAACAGTCTCTAAATGCATATTACCATGAAAGTATCCTGCCACAATAATAGCAATAGCAAAAAGAAAACACGCCACTAATCCAAGGACTAATGGCATAGTTGAATTTTCAGGTTTATTTGATGAATCCATTCTCACGCAACCACTCACCCGTCATGGGAGTTGGTTCATAGTCAGTCCACATAGTTCC